CACGAACGAAACCCTCTACCTTCCGAAAGGAGCGCTTCAAGAAGGTCATCTGGTCGAACGAGGCGTACGTCGCCTCACTTTTCTTATCAGCAGCAGTAAACTGCATGCCGAACAGTTTTCGAGCCTTCCGAATAATGAAGGCTGGGGTGAACCACTCGTGAGTGTAGTATCTAATGGTGACAACAGAATCGTCTCCATAGAAAACACCTCGAATGTCGCGATGCCAAAGATACCAAGGATCTTCTTTGGGATATACTTTGCGTGCCTTTCTCACAAAAATGTAAGCAATGATAGCACGCAACAGCAACGTATTTACTTCTGCTGTGAATCGCATTCCCGATGACATCTTTCCTCTTATCGCAATTGCTTGCTGCAAGAAGATCCATGCTTGGTCGAGTATACCCTCGACCCAATTCTTCGCAGCCACCGACCATTCAAAGTTTCCAATCGATCGGTAGCACCATATAATATGGTTGAGAACAGCCTGGAGTGCCTCATAAGATTCACTCATGTCCATTCCGCTAATGTCAAGCATTATAATACGATCCAAATCAGCATCATTGCTCTCCAAATACGAAACAAGACGACCAGCATCTGCTCCCATCAAATCCAAACCAGGTCCAAACCACCAGAATTTTCGAAAGAAGGAGAAAATCCGACCGAAACACATATCTCCCACAATATAATAGGGAATGTTTCCAGCCATGAAAAGTCTCACTTTAAAAATTTCAATATTTCCAGCGGGGACCAACTCATCCTTCCACTGCATCACGGAGAAATTATACCATGCACGATCTCCATTGACAATTCTGTTTATCGCATTTTTCAGCGTCGCATAATATGTCTTGGATACGTATATAGCATTCGTCTCCGGGTCCTTGAAAAGGCATGGGGCTTTCCCCTTTCCCGGGAACAATTTGTTCTCAGGGAAGCCTTTTCCAGCATCCAAATTTATCGGCCTAGTGTCATACCGAAAGGATCCGTTCAGCGCCTCGTCGAGGTCGCAATGAGGTCTAGGTACTCCTCTCACAACATGGGCCATCTCATCATCAAACATGTGCATCTCCTTCTCAAAATCCAAAGGGCACTTCGAAATTCGCGCCATCTTGTCTCTATGCCTTTGTATGGCTTTGAGATAGTTTGGGCGCAGGAAATTTCCATCCTCATCGTAAAATACGTAGAGAGAAGGAAGATATTTTCCATTAAACTTCATACCCGTTCTTTCGAACTTTGTGGAAGGGGGAAGCCTACGAGTCTTGAACTTCGTTTTAAGCATCCCCAATCCTGTCGAATTAGGAAAAATCAAAGGACCGCACTGTCCTTCCGTGACCATCTCCAAGGGTCCACTAGGAGAATAGCCAAAATTCTCTTCAGCGGCAACCAGCCATTCCTGACAAATTAATGTCGCGACAGCTCCTTGGTTGCCATAGGACACATGTATCCCCAAAATCTTTCTGGGGCAGTTTCGATCAACTGCCATCCACAGACTGGAACAATTTCCTTTAACCGTTGGGGCGTGT